CGGAAATTTTAGTTGATCGGGTTGTTCCGATATACCCCCAGTAAAACTAGGAATGGTTTGTGTTACGCTTGCCATTATCGTCTAAGGTTTCTCCAAGGTTGATATGTTTGATGTATTGTATTCTCTGGGAATCCAAACATACTATGATTACCCTGATTACACTCGTACTCCATAAGAGCAGCACGTGCTAAAGCTTCTTGTCCTTGTAATAATTTAACAAGATTAGGGTTTGCAACCAACTGCGTAGCTGCTTTTGTTGACGCTCTATATGTGATATAACGTCTAAATGGTATAGGTAAGTTTTCAAAGGTGTAAAGTTTTACGACATCTAAGTCGATAGTAGTGATATCTGAGAAGTCATCTGTATGATTTATTTTATCATATAGAACTCCATCACGTCTAATGACATCATATACTCTATGAGTCCAACCCTCTGATACATCAAGTTGTAGCACATCATTAGCTATAGCTATCTTACCTGTTGAGTCTGGAGCATAGGCTACATGTTTTTCTGTGTTAAAATGCCAACCCTCTGATTGCGTATCTACGTTAGCATCACGGAGTAGGTTATATATAAATGCAATCTCTGGGTTATCATATACTAATGATGTTACTGGTGCTTGACCTATAGCTCCCAGTATAGAGTTAACTGCGGATAGTTCTGTATCGAGGTCAATAGTTGTGGAAGCCATAATAAAAAAGGGGAGCCGAAGCTCCCGTATAAAATATAAATTATGAGAAAGCAGAAGGCTTAGTTGCTGTACCAGCGAATAATTCGATAGCAGCAGCAGGGTTAAGTGCGTCAGCTCCCATTGCTAGGCGACCTAGGATTACGTCACCTTGGTATACAACTGAAATGTCTCCAGATGTTACCTGTACTTGTGGTCCGATTGCTTCAACAACACCAGCGGCTTCCTTCTGGAAGATAAGTCCACATGAGTTCTCGAAGTCAGAGTTACCATTACCGTAAGAGTTAACAGTCTTAGTAGCTGATGTACCAGCTGTCTCGTCTTCCATAACAACTTCTGTGAAGCTGCCTGTGTTTCCGGGATCTGTTACTCCGGGGTTTGTTGCAGAACCTGTACCGTACTTAGTACCAAATCTACCAAAGAACGGAATGTTCATTGACTTGAAGATTTTGATTCCAGCAATTTCGATGATGCCATTACCTGACTGTAATGCGTCACCTTGCTCGTCTCTGTTGATAAGACCGTTAGAACCAACAGCTTGTATTAGTTCATAGTATTGTCTTGGGTTCAACACAGCAACTCTTCCGTCGCCAGAAACTCCTTTCTCGTCTAATGCAGCAGCTGCATCGTAGAAAGCGTTTACTAGAGCTGAAGAGCTATAAGCGTCAGATGCGTTTGTAGTTGTACCTACACGGATCTGTGTTCCACCGGGCTCAACGAAGTTAGTCTTAGTGATAGGACTAGCTTGTCTAGCTGCCTTGGTGATTGATCTGAAGATCTTTCTGTCGTACTTCTCAGCAAGAGCGTATCCGATCTTCTTGGATATTTCACCACGTAAGTCGTAGTGTGCTAGTGTCTCGTCTAGCTCATAGACAAATGCACTTGAGATTAATAGGTCGTCGCATGTAATTGTCTTTTCAGCTACTGGAGGTGCTCCGTCGGAGTTACCTAGTATGCTGTTGCCGGGTGTATGATACTCGGCTGTTGTTCTACCGGTGAAAATGAACTGAAGACTCTTACCGTTTGTAAGTGTTCTCTTCATTACAAGATCCCTAGCGATTGTGTTTCGCTGGAAGCCCTTGAACATTTCCCCGCTGAACAACTTTAAATAGAGGGCTCTCTGGTCGCCTGCACTATTCGATTGACCCGGACGTGTTAGATTTGTAGTCAGGGTACTGTTTTGTTGTGTCATTGATATGGATTATAAGGATTGATATTGCTTAGATCTAATTTTTCTCGAGATTTTTTGTGGTCTATCCCACCGTCTAGACGGCTGATGGTATCCTCCTTAGAGGGCAAAAGCCAAGGGCAGGGGAGTCCGACTCTG